AACCACTGCATATATTACGGATGGTGGTTTAATTGGTGCTTCTAACTTTGCAAGCGCAACAAGTTATACAACAGGATTTGGTTTATACACACCAAACGCTAACGTCAATACATATAGCGGATCGTTTACTTTTTCTAATTTGTCTTCAAACTTATGGATTATGGCAGGTACTTACAGTTTGGGTGGCTCAGCAAACGTGGGTATTGCTTCTGGTAAAAAAACACTTTCAGACACGCTCACGCAATTGCGCGTCACCACAATCAACGGCACAGACACATTCGACGCTGGAACAATCAACATTTCTTACGAAGGATAACCTATGCCAACAACAATCGACTCCGCAGGTATTACTTTTAACGATGCAACTTCGCTGACGAGTGCGAATATCGGCACAGCACAGCTTGTCAATGGTTCTGTAATTGCATCCAAACTTGGCACGAACGAGCAGAAGCAGATCGCCAAAGCATGGGTGAATTTTAATGGCACTACATCGCCGGGAACGATCCGCTCCAGCTACAATGTCTCCAGCGTAACCAAAAATGGAACTGGTGATTATACTGTGAATTTTGCAACTGCGATGGCAGATGCGAATTATAGTCCAATTTTATCGGTTGGTGATGCCTCTACCACAACAACAAATTATTCTGCAAATATAAAACCAAGTCAAACAACTGCTGCCTTTGGAATTTTGAATCAAAGTTCTGGAGGGCTTGATACTGATTTGAATATATTTACAGCAACAGTTTTCGGAAACTAATTTTATGTTTATCACATATCCTCAACCAAACGGACAAGTAGCAGTAGTTATCCCTACTGGAGATGTTAATGACGCAATCAAAGATGTTCCAGAAGGAGTAGAATACAAGATTGTTGATTCAGTTGACATTGATAACGACTACTTCAACGCATACGAATTTGACGCTGAAACTGGCGCGAAGGTAAACATTGATAAAGCTAAAGCTATTCATCTCGATAAGTTCCGTATTGCTCGCGCTCCGAAACTCGCTAAACTCGACATTGACTTTATGAAGGCAGTTGAGGTTAACGACGAAGTTAAGAAAGCTGAAATCATTGCCGCAAAGCAAGCACTCCGTGATGTAACGCTGACTACGCTTCCAGATGATCTTGCTGGCATCAAAGCAACTTGGCCCGATATTCTGAATTAAATATGCCATACACAAAAGAAAAATCTAAACTCAAATCCGATTTCATTGATCTCGGCGAAGAACTAAAATCTGGTGGAATGGAGATTTTTGATGAGGAGGATGAATCCAGCGAATCGCCAAAATATCACTATCCTTCGCTTTACTTTGACAATGTAAAAGGACTTGAAAAACTTAAAAAAGAAGGTATGGCAATCATCCATTACAAAAAAGTGATGGAACGCACGGAAGACATCACTCGCAATGGCAAAAATGAAAAGCGTCATTCGGTTGAGCTATGTATTTGTGGCATCAAGCCAGAATGTTGCGAAGAAATGCCAGAAAACGAGATGGAAGAAGAGGATGATGAAGATGCTATCGAGATGGGTTTGAAAGCTGCTTCTGGCGAATCCGAAGAAAACGAAACTGAAGAAGACGAAGATTAAAATTTATGCCTCCAAAAAATGAGCTTCCAACTGAAGCACCAACACCAACACCAGACGCGATGCCGGGGGAAATGGCCGCACCAACTCCTGACATGGCTCCCACTGGTGGTCAAGTGATGGTAGAAATGCCTTCTGACGCATTTGATGCCATTTACACACTTGTTACGCAACTCGCAAGTGGACTTGAAACTCTCAAGTCAGATGTTGACGCTCAGAAAGGTGGCGCAATGCCTCCAGAGGGCGAGATGATGCCTCCAGAAGCCGCTGCTGTTGGCGCAGACGAAGAATTCTTGAATTCTCTTGCACAAGAAGGCTCCATGCGCTAATTTCGCGCCATGTTTGTCTCGGAAATCTTCGATGAATGCGCTGAAATTTTAGGATCAACCGATACCAAAAAGGTATTTCGCAAAATTCAGCAGGCAGTCCAGACCTTGATGGAATCTGGACATTGGACGCATACCACCGCAGAAGTTGATGTCTGCACTGGATGGGATCGTTGCAGTCTCGCATTGCCTCGCGGCATTGACGTGCCTCTTGCTGTCAATGTTGATGGTTCTCCGACATACTTCCGCAATCGTTTATTCCAATATCACGTTAACAAAGGCGGGATGTATAATTCCGTTGAATGGGCATGGGATGACCGAGGATATGTAGCAACGCTGATGGACATTATTCAGCCTTCTCAGCTTGTTGCGGTGGCTGAAAGCAATAATGATGTTGGCAAGAAACTTCGCGTCCTTGGAACAGATCAAAACAACCGCATTCTCCGTTCGCAAATGCCGAATGGTGCTGGAGTTGATGGTCTTCTTATTCCTATTCACTCGCAGCAGGATTTCCAGTATGGAACGATTGCTCCTGATGACGCGACGATTGCAACACGCGATGTTGCTATTGATCCAATCACAGACTTTACAACAACAACGCCACATGGTTTGACTTCTGGACAAGGAATGTCTGCAAGAGTCATTACAGGCACAATTCCAGTTCCGCTCAACGATGGTCAAACATATTACGTTGGCGTAATTGATGCTTTCACAGTCCAGCTTTTCAGCGATTCGCTAAACGCTGAAGCATTGCAATATCCTATCGCACTTTCGAGCATAGTTGGATTTGGAACAATGCAATTACGCGATCAGCGTAATGCTCAAGTGGTAACTTCTTTGGAGTTTGCATCTGCGCCAACATTTGCAATTGACTCTCCTAACGAAGTTGTTTTTCCGACATTGCCGCTTCCTGCGCCATTGGAACAAAAGAAAACATACTTTGCACAACCGATTGATTCAACGCATTTGAACATCTTTAGTTCACTTTCTGATGCGAAGAGTAATAGCAATCCAATCTACACGACTGGTTCAATGTCTCCGATTGACATTGATATTCGGAAGGCAATTGTTCCAGAAACAAAACTTGTTTTCAGCGTTCGACATTACTTCAGCGACGGCGACCAAGTGCAGGCATTTACTGCTGGAGGTGTATTGCCACAACCGCTCATTGCAAATCAAAACTACTTCGTCAACGTCATTGATGACTACTCTGTTTCCTTACACGAAAACCAAGCTGATGCCGCTGCATCAACTTCGACAAACTTTGTAAATCCGATCAAGATTACAACTGCTGGATCAGGAACGAATTCTCTTGTCAAGCTGATTCAAGCCACATCAAGGGTAGGAACTGAAAGTCAAATTACTGCACCGGGGCTTTCAATCGCAACCCCATCTGGTTCTGGAGCGCAATTCCAAGCAAATGTTGTTGGTTCCGTTACAAGTGTTCGTGTTACAGCAGGAGGCAGTGGATACGCAATTGCTCCTAATGTTACATTTTCTTCACCAACCGACTTGCCTGCTGGAAGCAATCTTCAAACAGAAACGGCAACGGGATATGCGATTATTGTTTCTGGAGCAGTAACAAATGTTGTTATATTGAATCCCGGCAAAGGATATTCATCCGCTCCAACTGTTTCATTTGATTCTGGAGCAGCAACAGCAACAGCAACAATTACAACCTCGTTTGTCTCTGGATTTACTAAAATTTCTGGTGGTTTTAATTATGCTGAAGCTCCGCAGGTAAAAATTACTGGTGGGGGAGGAACTGGAGCTACTGCAACAGCAACTGTAAACAACGCAAATCTTTCTGTAACATCAATCACAAGCACTGGAACTGCTGCATCAGCAATAACAGCGTCTCCGCATGGATTTAGTTCTAATCAACAGGTTAAAATTTCTGGAGCAACACAAAGTAATTATAATGGTAATTTTACTATTTCTGTTCCTCAAATAAATACACCAATATTATCTATTACAAAAGCAACTGCTGGAGCAACGCTGGCAACTGTAACTACAAACGCAGTTAATCACAATTATAATACAGGAGATCGTGTTCAAATTTCTGGATGCACATTAGCATCCGCTGGATACAATGCTTTTTACAATGTAACAGTTACTGGGCCTCAAACATTTACAATTAATGTTCCATCAACATTGCCAACATCTGTGACGGGAACTGTTGTTTCATCTATTGCAGATGATACAGCAACAACATTTACATATACGCTTTTAACACCATATACTGGCTCAGATAGCAGTGTTGGAATAAATGTGTTTTCTGGAGAAGTAACAGGAATAAATGTTATAACATCTGGAACTGGTTATACAACTCGACCAACCGTTGAAATTACTCCATCAACTGGCGTATTTGTAAACTTTTCTTCAACTGGCGTATTACCTTCTCCACTTGTTTCTGGAACTGCTTATCGTGCAGAAACTCCGTTGAGCGGAATTACAGGAACATTTACTGTTAAAAACACTGATTTTAGCGATGTAAACATTACTTCCGCTGGAACAGGAACATTTTATGTTGTCCTTTCACGCGCATTTGGTGTTGATTTTACAAATAATTGGCTTGGAGACTTTACAACGCTTGTAACTGGTCAGCAAATCTACTTTGGCACAGATTACATTCTGCCAACAACATCTCCAGCAATTGATAATAGCGTAACTCCATTCTTTTTGAGAGTTGCATCAAACACATTGTCAAGAATTTATACATCTTCATCTTCTGCAAATGGTGGACTTACTACAAGCACCATTACATTAAGTGGATTAACAAGCGGTGGAACAACTACAGCTACGGCAACAACTGCAACGCCACATTATTTAAGTGCTGGTCAATCTGTAACAATATTTGGAGCATCTATTGCTGGATACAACGGAACATTTACAATTTTAACCGCATCAACAAATTCATTCACATATACTGTTATTGCTGGGTTAGGAGTTCCAACTGGATCATTTACTGCGACAACAGGTTTAATCAACATTGATTCGTTTGGAACTGGACAAACATACTACGCAATCCGCACACAAGTTTCTCCTTCAGTTGATTCAAATCTGATCAAACCTGTAAATACTGCGTTCTTGACTGAAGATGAGGTTGTTAGATTTAGCACTTCTGGAACACTTCCGTTGCCATTGGTTGCCGGAACAGATTACACAATTAAAATTATTGGCGATTCCGTCCGTGCATATAGTGGAATTACGCCAGTTGTATTGACAAGCACCGGAACAGGGCAATTGAGCCTTGATATTATTCGTGATGTCATAGTGCAACCATCAAACAACATTGTTGCCGATTCATCGCTCTATGAGACAGGAACAGTGCTTGTAACTCGCGCAAAAGAAGGAGACACGTTGCCAACTGGATTGCTGCCAAACACGAATTACTATGTTCGTCGCATTGATAACAATTCTTTCGAGCTTTACGACACGCTTGCTCATGCGCGTGATTTGACATCAACAACTGGACGCAAGACTTACACGACAACAGGAAATTCTGTGTCATCCACATTCTTTGTTGATGCAATTTCTGATCCAATCTTTGTAAAGAGCGTTGCACATATTGAAAAACCTCTTACTGATGGGTATGTTAGTCTTTACGCATGGGATTACGGACGCAGCAACGACATGACGCTGATTGGTCAATATCATCCTACTGAAATCAACCCAAGCTATCGCAGGATTCGCATTGGCAAGCCTTGTGCGTGGGCAAGGATCATTTACAAAGTTACCAATCCAAGCATTTCGAGCGTTTATGACTATATCCCGCTTGAACAAGAACGCGCAATCATTGCAGCGGTTCACGCAGTTGACTTGGAGGACAAGGATTTTGCTGATCAAGCTATGCGTTATTGGCAGATTGCGTTTGGATATCTTAAAAACCAACAAGAGTCAATTGATGGTCATGCTATGGTAACTCCTCAAATAAATGGAATTACATATGGAGATACCACTGATCCAGTAATGTTTTAATGAAATCTCCGCAAATTACATCTGGTCGGCAGGTAAAAACAACTGCTGGTTGGACTCAAGGCGTAAATTCGGTTCGCAATCCTTGGGCATTGCCAGAAAATCAAGTTAAATGGGCAGTTAATTGTCAGTTCCGAGGTGGAATTGCACAAACCAGACCGGGGCAATCAATGCGTTTATCGCTACCTCCGGGCAATTTTCAAGGTGGCATTCTTTTTCTTGCAAACAAGCAATTCAAAGCTGCAAGCGAAACAACATCTACGCAAATTTACGGAACAAATGGTGAAGGAGTTGAAGCTAATGAGTTGCCATACATCGTATTTGCTGTAAACGGCAAGGTTTATTGGAGTCCATTCCCACTTACTCAGCCTCAAGATTGGAAACCATTCCAACTTACCAATGTTTCGCTTGATCCAAATGTTTCACAATTTTGTTTCACGCTGGCAACAAAATCAGCAAATGTTTCGACTGGTGGAGATGTTTCAGTCACTCCCTCACATCGCGTTTTATTCATCCAAGATGGCGTGAATGATCCTGTTTATTGGGATGGATCAAATACTACTGGAGTGCAAGACCCTGACATACCGATTGGATTCTGGATGGCATATTCTGGAAATCGACTTTGGATTGCCAACAAAAACATCGTGCTTGCATCTGATCTTGGCGACCCTACAAGCTGGCAGGAACGCACTACAGGATCAGGACGTGGAGACTTCTCGTTTACTCGACCAGTAACGGCATTGGTGAACTATGTAGGGCAAAACAACGATCAAAAATTGTATGTGTTCACAGATCGTGAAACGTATGCTCTCTCAAGCGGAATTTACGACCGATCCACATGGGGAACTACTCCAAATTTCCAGACTATTTTGTTTCCCAATGTTGGTTGCATTGCTGGTAAATCAATCGCATTTCAAGCGGGTCAAATGTGGTGGTTTTCGCAAGGTGGATTGGTTTCAGCGGACGTTGCAGGAAACGCTTACCTTTCGTCGCAGGTATTGTATAAAGACGTTGAAATGGTGCGAGCAAAGGCATACATGGCAGGAGATCAAACGGGAATTTGCGCAACATCATTTGAGAATTATTTGCTCTACAGCATTCCATATCTTGAGCCGTTAAATTCAGCTACAATGGTCATGGATTGGGCAGTTGCAGCGGAAATGGGATCAAGTCGTCAGCCTGCATGGTGCGGAGTTTGGACTGGAACAAGACCCGTTGAGTGGACTACAGGCATTGTAGACGGGCAACCTCGTTGCTTTCACTTTTCCGTTGATTATTCTGCGACAAATGATGGCTCTTACATTTCGCTTTGGGAATCATTCACTCAAAATCGAGTTGACTCATATTTGAGCATCAATGCGGATGGTTCAACAACTGAACTATTCAATCGCATTTACTCGCAAGTTGAAACTGGTCTTCTTGGTGATAGCATGGACTACAAGCAATTTGTTTATGCAGAGCTTGAATGCTGCGAAATTGGCGGCACAGCGGATGTCAAAACGTCATATCGAGGAAGCAAAGGGCAGTATCAAAATATCCTTGACACGCGCATTCTGGCAGTAACAGAGGATTACCAATGGCAAGACACTCCACTTGCTCCAGAGGTTGAAAAGTTTGGTTTTCTAAACACGCAATATCGTCGTTTGATTACTGAATCAGCAACTCGAAATGCGGTTGCAGAAACGTGCGAATCCTACCTCACAACCGACATAGACAAGGGCTTTTCTATACTTGTTGAATGGTGCGGAGAGTTCGGAGTTGAGACAATTAGGATGTTCCAAGACCCGTGGAGCGAAAGGTCAACTGGTGTTCCAAATTCGGATGAAAAAAAATCTTGTTTGCTTGCTCAAGATGGATCAACTTTGACCCTTGATTTGCTACCAAGTCCGTATGAAGTGCCACAAACAGAACAGAAGAGTTGGTATGCGAAAGTTTATCGAACTGTGACTTTGACCTGTCCATCTTCATCTTCAATTTCGGCAACGGCAGCGGCATCATTCTTGTCAAGCATTTCTTTTACTCACGCCGAAGAGCAAGCTGGAATCCTTGCTCAACAAGCGGCAAATTCGGCAGCAAACCAATACAGAATACTTAATCCTTGCTAATATGCCATCCATCGTTGACGCTTCTGTAAAAGTTACCAGTTTTCCTAACCGCTTTGTTTCACCATTTGGCGATGATCCAGTTGTGCCACTCTATTCTTCTGTTCCAATTCCAATCGATGCTGAAAATTGCCTGCCTTGCGTTGTTTGTGGGAATTTTGCCACACGGAACAAGGTTATTCAGCAACAAGCGGAGAGGTTCAAAGGATACTTGCCAACGGAATTGAGCGGAAATGAAGTGGTAGTTGGAACAAATTAAATAAATATATGAGAACAAAAATTGAATACAAATACGCAAGGCATGGATCAAATGAATTCTATGAATTGCAAGATTTCGCTCAAGAATTTGACCATGAAATCATCGAACATCCGAATATCAATGTTTACGCGCATTATTCTAATGGCAAGTTATTTGGATATTCTGATCATGTATTTCTTCCTGTCGTCTATCCTGCCTTTCACCCCAAGCACACGCGACCACAAGATGTAATTCAAGTGATGAGCGATTGGAAGGCGCATTCGCAACTTTCTGGACAACCCGGATATATCGGAGTGCCGCTAATCAATGATCGGCCTAATTTTAACAACGAAATTATGAATAAATTAGGTTTGACAAAAATGGATCGTGAAATTTATAGTATGACCAATTTTTAATCATGGGCGGGTCAAAAACAGTTAATGCACAACAATATTTGAGTAAACCAGATTCATCGCGTGAACTGGCAATTCAAATGGCAATGCAGCAAGCCCAAGCGCAGCAACAAGCAACACAGGCTAAATTGCTTGACGCTTATGCAAGAATGGCTCCAGCACAGCAAGAATACGATGCTCTTAAAGAGTCAAAGAGGCTTGGAGAACTTGGCATGGCTAATATCCAGCGTTCCCGTGAAATGGAAAAAATGGTTTCGCCAGAAGCCGCTCAAATGCGTCAAGCTCAAGGTGCTGAACTTGCTCGCCTTGCCAGCATGGACAATGCCACTCAATACATGAATGAATGGGCGCGTAATCAAGGTCTTATTCAAGGCTATGAGACAGGTCTTGGTGATTCCACTATTGGGCAAGCTGCAACATACGATGCCGCATTGAAAGCAAAAGCCAATTACGATCAGCAAAACCTTGCGCTTCAACAAGAAATTCTTCGTCAAATGCAAGCTCCAACAGGGGGGATTGATCCATCAACTTCTATTTCTGCACAAGAAGCGGCAAAGGCATCTAATTTGCAAGCACTTCAAAATTGGCAAAATTCCATGTATGGCAATATTGGAGGTTACAACCAATCGGTTGCCGATCAAATGGCGCAAGCTGGAGCAAACTTCCAAAACCTGCAACAAAACGCGATGCAAAACAAATTGAATTATCAAGGCGCATTGCTTGGACAACAAGCTCAAAATCTCGCTTCTCAACGAGCTATGACAGGTGCATACATTCAAGCTGGAGGAAGTGTTGTGCAAGGTGTTGCTGGTGGAATAGGCGGTGCTGCTGGCGGCATGGGTGGTGGCGCAGGAAAATCTTATGGTCAAGCATTAGGGAAACAACTTGGTTCAAGTCAAGGCAGCTTTATGGACGATTAATTTATGGCTTATCAAAAACCAGACTCCACGGCAGCACTTCAAGGGTTAGGTATTCAATCGCAGGGACAACTTGCGATGTTGCAAAATCAAGCAAATCTTCTTAAATCCTACTCGTCTCAAGCTCCGTTGATGCAGTCTTTTGATGCTGCAAAAACTTCACAGCAAGCAGCAGAATTCGGGATGGACAATTTGCAACGCTCAAGAGAATTTGATCGTTTGCTAAATCCAGAAATTGCCAAGATGCGCGATGAGCTTGGTTCTAAAGTTGCCGAGGCGACTAACTTGGGTGCAACAAAAACTTGGATGGACAATTGGGCAGTCAAAAAGGGTTTGATGAACCAATCTGGATTGGGAACTGATAGCTTAATTGGAAGGTCTGCCGTCTACGATCAAGCTACTGAAGCTGGAAGGCAAGCAAGGTTGCAAAACCTCGCAATACAACAAGGTTACTTGGCTCAAACTCCAGCACCAATCGGAGGTCTTGATCCAGCGTCCATCATTGCGGCAGAACAAGCGGCAAAAGCTCAAAATCTTGCCGCTATGCAGCAGTATCAAGGCAATGTCATGCAAGGGGCGCAGCAATTAAATCAATCGACATCAGATTGGATTAATTCTAACCTTGGACAACTTCAAAAAATTAATCAGAATCAACAGCAAAGTCAGCAAAATTACGAACAGATGTTGCTTCAAAATGCTCAACAAAATGCTGCGAGTGGAAACGCTCAAAAGGGTCAAATGATTCAAACTGGAGGTGCTGTTGCGGGTGCGGTTTTGGGTGCTGCTATTATTATTTAATGAAAAAACTAATAGATACAACAATACATAAAATACAAGAGTGGAACAAAAGATGGCCGAGGGCAGTAGTTTTGTGGAGCGGAGGTAAAGACTCCACGGCACTGCTTCATTTGATCAAGTTTGGAGCAGGAATTGATATTCCTGTCATTCAGTATCGTGAACCAAAACTGCGCGAACGATATGCATATTCTGATCGTTTGATCAAAGAATGGAAGCTGGAAGTTTATGACTACGCTCCAAGCAAAATTGCCATTGCTGATGGGCCTGACGTTGAAACTGGTGAGTTGCGCTTTGACTTCATCAAATATTACCAATGGGGCCAAGGAACCGCTGTGTGCCTTTCTCTCGGAACTGAGCGACCCAAACAAGGTGAAGACTTCCTGTGTGCCGTTACTGACGTTCTACAGCGTCCTACAGGCAGTTTTAATTGGCCTTGGGGAGCAGTGTATATTGGAACCAAGTATTCAGACACAGACTTGATTAAAGGTCACGTTCCACTTGCGGTTGATATTCGTTATGCTGAAAATTCTCCAATGTCATTGTATCCAATGCGAGATTGGACAGACGATGATATTTTTCAGTATTTGGAGGACAACGGAGTTCAACCCGATCCGACAAGGTATGTTAAAGATTACCACAAGTGGAAGAACAATCCAGACAAGTCACTTAATGCAGACTTCTATCCGATTTGCTTCAATTGCGTGAATCGGCATGAAGGAAAGTATGTAGATTGTCCTAAATTGAAGGCTAAAATATCCAACATTTCTCACCTTGCACCATACGAAGATTTGGTTAATGAAGACCTTGGATTTCGACCTGTAACATGGAGCAAGTAGATGATTTTGACTGCAAATCATGCGGTGCTTGTTGTTGCTTCAAATGGTCATGGCCTGTATTAAGGCGAGATCGTTCAGACGCTGTAAACATTCCGAAAGAGATGGTAAGATCAGATTATCCGTTAATGAAAACAATTGATAATCGTTGTATTGCTCTTGACGGCAAGGTTGGTGAATCTGTTTGTTGCAAAGTTTACGATAATAGACCAAATTCTTGCAGACAATTTGAACCGGGAAGCGACCTTTGTATAGAAGCTCGCAAAAAAGTTCTTGAACAAAGTTAAATGCCATGCTAACAACCAACAAATTCCTTTAATTTTATGGGCGGAAGTAAATCTAAACCTAAAGAACAACAACAGCAACAGCAATCTTCTGGCCCTGATCCAATGATTGCGTTCATGGTTATGCAACAACAGCAGCAAGCCGCACAAGCTGCCGCTGAAGCTGAAAGGCAAAGGCAAGCTCAAATTCAAGCTCAACAACAAGCTGGAATGCAGGCGCAACAACAAGGTGAAGCTGCCGCACGAAGCGCATTGAGCGGAATGAATGTTGGTCAACAAGCGCAAGATCAAGCTACTGTTGCGGCACAACAAAAAACATCTACCCCAATGGGAGGAGCGACATCATCTCCCACTGCTGATGTTGGACAATATCGTCAAGCATCTCTTGGAACAATGGCAGGTCAACAAGGAGCGGCAGCAATGGCAGCAAATGCTGGTGCTGGAGGAACTCAACAAAGATCAAATATGTTTTCTGTTCCAACTACAACTGGTCTAACTTTCGGAGGAGCATAATATGGGTGGAGGAGGAGGCGGTTCTAAACCAAAAAAACAAACGCAAACTGGGCCTGACCCAATGATGTCGTTTTTGTCTCAAATGCAATCACAGCAAGCCGCTCAAGCTGCTGCTGCACAAAAAGCTCAAGAAGAGGCATTGAAGCAATCACAAATGACTGTTGGAACACAACGCCAGCAGCAAGCAGAGCAAGCCGCTCGTCAAGAACTTGCAACAATGGGTTCAATGCAATCAATCCGCGATGCAAATGCACTTCTTGCCGCTCAACAAGCGCAAGCTACCGCTGGACAGCAAGCAACTGGAGGTGGATTTGATTTTAATAAATCCCGCGAAGAGGCACTTTTTAATCTTGGCGCAGCGAGCGGTATGCTTCCAACTACTGCCGTAAACGCTCCTACGACATCCGTAAATCCCGCTCTTACTGGACTTGTAAATCAAGGCGCAGGCGCAGCGGCAAAAAAAGCAAATATGTTCTCGCTTCCTTCTTCATCTGACCTTAAATTTGGTGGCGTTTAATTATGGCAATTTCATACTCTGGCGAGGGCTACAAATTCACTCCTCAATTTGCCAATTTTGGCGCATTGCAGGGCTTGCAACCTCTTGATGTCACTCGCAAGGCTGAATTCCAACTTCAGCCATTGACATACGCGCCAATTCCGTCCTCGCGTCCAGAACTTGTATCTGAAGGAATTTCTAAAGGCATTCTTGCTGCTGTAGGAGGCATTACTGAAGGAATTACTGCTAAATATAAGGCAGAGCAGGCAAAAGTGGAAAAACTTGCTGAAAGAGCGCATGAGAAGGAATTAGCTGCTCTTAAAGCAAAGCAATACGACCCATATATTGAAGCACTTAAAACAAAAAAATTAGAATTAGAAACAAG